TATCGCTCGTTGAATAGATAACTCTGTTTAGCTTTGCGGGATTTCTTCTTTGCATCAGGCGTATTTTTGAATAGCAGAGATGAATAATAGATGCGGGCAATTTGCTGTTTGGACTCCGTATAGAACGCGATAATGTTGATTAGTGCAAGGTCAGCTTCCGATTGACTAGGATAACCGCAATCGCTCCACTTACCTAGATACAGCGATTGAAACAATTGTCCGTTACTAGCATAAGCAGCGGAGTTGATTATCTCCGCATCCGTTTGAGTTTCTTTGGAATCAACTTCAATAATAGGTTTGTCAACGGATAAGCAAAGTTCATCTAACAATTCTTGGCGATTTTGTATCGCTCCGTTATGCAATACGTTACCTGTAATTGTCATGTAACGCGAATTTGAATATATCTCGAAAAACTCCTTTGAAAACTTGTGAGATTGAACATTTCCTTTCAACCAGATATGAACGCCGCCGCTTGGCGATAACTCGCTGTATGAATCGAAACGTTCATATATGCGTTTGTGGTATTCGATAATTTCAGGATTGAGTGTGCGGTAAGTGTCTAGGTCCACACAAACATAAGGATCATTGACAGTCAATACAAAGCCCAACGTTAGGAACCTGTTAGCAGCTACACAATTAGCAGCGGTTTTATAATCGCTCCATGTAGCAGGATCGTTAACCGCTGCTCTTAATCCGGTATAGGGATTTAGCGGAATCTTGTCTTGTGTATACGTTACGACCCATTGAGAATAGGCCGCTAGTTCTTCAATGAACATTTGCGGCCTTTACTTTGATTGTGAAATCGAAAGTTCGCCAGTTGCATGAACAGAAGCGTTACGGATAAGGTAACGAATTGTGGAAGCCTTTGATACAAAATTCACTTGTAGTTTGTCTCGATATTGCCGCTGAAGAGTATCCAGCAAATCAATTTCCTCTTGTGGCAATTCCAGGTGAATGCGGATTAGATTGGGTTTTTCCATAATCGTGACCATACGCCGAACGCATCCTAGAGCGCAAGAAAAAAAATACACTTTTTTCGCTTGACAATTTTCCGCCTCTGCTCTAGGGTCAAGGAATGCCGCTTACCCCCGAACAAATCGCCGCCGTTCAAGCATGGAACGAAGCAAAAAACGAACTAGACAGATTTAAGCAACAAGAATCAATGTTGCGCGATGAACTTGTCAAATTGCTTTTTTCATCGAAGGATGAGGGAACAGAATCAATTGAAGTTTCAAACGGTTGGAAGCTGAAAGCTGTCAAGAAGCTGGATTACAAGCTAGACAATAAAGAGAATCAAATTGTTGCAATCTGCGCAATGCTTGACCCTGATACAGCGAAGAGACTATTCAATTGGAAGCCGGACCTTTCTGTTAGTACCTATAAACAACTTGACGCGGCAACGCAAAGCCTGGTGAACGGCTGCTTAACCATCAAACCGGCAAAAGCTAGTCTCGAATTGGTGCCGCCGAAGGAGGCAAAGTAATGCTTCGTTATGAAGTGAGACAACATGAATTGAACTGGGATGTACTGATATGGTGCGACAATGAAATCATTGGCACGGTCGCATTCCAGGGCAGAAATTGCGCTATGAACGCTTACGAGTATTGTAAGTGGAAATCCTCTCAGAAGGAGCAACTTTGCAAATCTTGAATACATCAACCATCAATATAAAAGATGGAGTAAAGATTGTGCTGTACGGCGCGTCTGGTGTAGGTAAGACTCGTATTTGCTCAACCGCGCCCAAACCGTTCATATTCTCCGCTGAAAACGGATTGCTTTCGCTCCGCAAAGAAAAGATTGCATACGCCGATATAACTACCTACAAACAACTCGCGGATGCTTATATGTGGGCATTGCAGAGCGCAGAGGCAAAGAAATACGATACATTCTGTCTCGACTCGTTATCGGAGATTGCTGAAGTTGTACTTGCTGAAGAGTTAAAAAAGACGCCGGACCCGCGCAAAGCATACGGCGAAACTCAACAGCAAATGTACAAAATCATTCGCGCATTCCGCGATCTTCCAAGCAAACACATTGTTATGATTGCTAAAGAGTTTCTTAGCGAATCTGGATTGGTGAAATGCGCCAATCCGATTATGCCTAGCGAAAAGCTACAAGCGCAATTGCCTTACTTTTTCGATCTGGTACTGCATATGTTTGTAGGTAACAATCCTTCAACCGGGGAACGTTACACCGCAATTCATACATCTTCAACGTCAACATGGCAAGCGAAGGATCGTAGCGGGAACCTTGACGCTATCGAATACCCTAACCTAGCTGCGATCTTTACAAAGGCCGCTGCATAACCGCAAAGGAGAATTGATGAACCTCAACTTCAATGCTTTTGACTACGATCCGTCACAGGGGGGTGCAATTTGTTTTCCTCTTGCGGATTATCAAGTTGAAATTACCGGCGTGGAACCGAAGGTTGTTAAGGATAATCCAGGTGCAGGTTATCTTGAATTAACCTATACGGTTATCGCTGGAGATTTGCGCGGTATGACTCACTCTCACCGTTTGAATCTTTTCAATCCATCCGAAGTTGCAAAGCGCATTGCTCAGCAGGAACTTTGTGCAATCGCATTTGCAATCAACCGGCCATACTTGCAAACAACGGAGCAACTTATCGGTGGACGTTTGGTTGCAACTATTGGCCCACAATCGGAACCAAACGAGAAATACTCTGAAGTGAAGAAAATCAAATGTTTGGACGGCTCAATTCCAACCAAACCGGCGCAAGGTCCACAAGCTATCCAGGCTGCGCCTCAACCGCCCCCTGCTGCCCCGGCACAGGCTCCCCCTGCCGCCGCCGCGCCGCCGTGGGCCTCTAGTGGCCCTGCACAGGCCGCGCCCGCCGCTGCCGCCCCGCCGTGGGCCTCAGCACCAGCGCAAGCCGCCGCCCCTACCAGCGCCCCGCCGTGGGCCTCTAGCGCCCCGGCACAGGCCGCGCCCGCCGCTGCCGCCCCGCCGTGGGCAAAGTAGTTCCCTCCCCAACTGCAACCATTCAAGGCATCTGAAAAAGGTGCCTTGAATTGTAAGGAGTAAAATGAAAGAGTGGATAATTCTCGTATTGTCAATGCTTTTAGCTGCTTTGTGTTGGGTTGGCGGATTCTTGCACGGTTCAACGCGAATGTGTGACTGGTTAGAAGAAAACAACTTGCTTAACGAAGAAGCGATTGAGAGATACAAAATTGAAGATTGATTACCAAAATATCGAGCATTTGAAGACGTTATCAACAGCTATAACCAAAACTGTTGATAAAGCTATCGAAGATGCGAACGAAGAAGGCTACCGCCGTCACCTTGGTGCTAGTGTAATTGGCAACGAGTGTATGCGATATTTGTTCTATCATTTTCGTTGGATGCACAGAGAGCGTTACGATGCGCGAATGCTACGATTATTCAATGTTGGACACGGACTCGAAACTAGAGTTAGACATTGGCTCACTGAAATTGGATTTGAGTTTATTGATAACACTGGCAATGGTGAGCAAACAAAATTCAGCGATTTGCAGGGGCATTTTGGAGGCTCTGTTGATGGTATTTTTATAGCTCCTAAATGGGGCATTGATAAACCTACTTTACTGGAATGCAAAACGTCCGGCACAGGTTCGCCGTTCAACGATCTTGACAAGCTAGGAATGCGGAAAGCGAAAGAACAGCATTTCATTCAAAATAGCGTTTACGGTAAAGGATTGAATCTCGAAAATGTGCTATACGTTTGCGAGAATAAAAACGATTCCGATTGGTATTTCGAGTTACTGCCGCTGGATTTAACGGTTGCTGAAAATGCCTACAAGAAAGCTGCTTTTGTAATCTTTGAAGCAAAAGAGCCGCCGCGCCGTATCAGCGAAAAGCGGAATTTTTTCAAGTGTAATATGTGTAAGTGTCAACCGATTTGTTTTGACAACGTACCTTGTGATGTTAACTGCCGATCCTGTAAGAATTCAGAGCCGGTAGAAAATGGTCAATGGTATTGCAGTATGTACAGTTCAATCATTCCACCAGACGCAATCTTAGCCGGTTGCAGTCAACATGAGCCGATACAATGAGCGAAACTACCGTTGTAAATATCAGACAAGAAAAAGCCGATGTTTACATAGGTAGACCATCGCTATGGGGAAATCCTTTTGTAATTGGGCGAGATGGAACACGAGATGAAGTTATAGCAAAATATCGCTCATACCTTGTAAATCATCCGTTTCTTTTGAATTGTGTTTTTGAATTGAAAGGAAAGAAGCTAGGATGTTACTGCAAACCGCTTGCTTGTCACGGAGACGTGTTAATCGAAATGATTGAGAAATTATGATAACCCTTCGTAACTATCAACATTACGCGCTTGACCAACTGTTCGCTTATTTCGCGTCCGGCAAACATGGGCATCCGCTTATTGCCATGCCAACAGGCACAGGTAAAAGTCTCGTTATAGGAGAATTCATTAGACGTGTAATGCAGCAATGGCCGAATCAAAGGATTCTAGCGTTAACTCATGTTAAGGAACTTATACGTCAGAATTCCGATAAGTTAGTTGAAATGTGGCCCTCTGCACCCTATGGTATTTTCTCCGCTGGATTGAAACAAAAGGAAACGTTATGGCCTATCATATTCGGCGGAGTTGGAAGTGTAGTTAATCAAGTTGAAGCGTTGGGCAGGTTTGATGTTGTTATCGTAGACGAAGCCCATTTAATGAGCGGTAAAGACGATTCAATGTACAGCGAGATAATCAAGAAACTCTCCGCTGTCAATTTTAGCTTAGTTGTTATTGGCCTCACTGCTACGCCGTACCGCACAGGTCAAGGCTTGCTAACTGAAAACGGATTGTTTACCGATCTTGCAGTTGACCTTACTAATATGCGGCAATTCAATCAACTAATAGACGAAGGTTTCATGTGTACACTTATACCGAAGCGAACCAATACACAAATTGACATATCAAAGGTTGGCATAACTGCTGGAGATTTCAACAAGCATCAGCTAGAAACCGCCGTTGACGTGCGAGATACAAATTACCTAGCTTGCAAAGAGTCAATTGAATATGGCTCAGATAGAAATTGTTGGTTAGTGTTTGCATCCGGCGTATCTCATGCGGACCATATCGCGGAAATGTTTTGCAATTTCGGAATACCTAGCGCCGCTGTTCACTCAAAAATGTCTTCACAAGAACGTGATAAGCGAATTCAAGATTTCAAGTTAGGTAAGTTACGTTGCGTTGTAAACAACAACGTACTTACAACCGGCTTCGATCATCCGCCAATTGATTTAATCGTTGTTTTGCGGCCTACAATGTCTACAGGGTTGCACGTTCAAATGTTAGGTAGAGGGACGCGCCCTTCGCCTGAGACAATGAAACAGAATTGCCTTGTATTGGATTTTTCTGGCAATGTTCCCCGTCTAGGACCAATTAACGATCCCGTTATTCCCAGGCGCAAAGGTACTGGAGCGCCGGGTGTAGCTCCTATCCGCATTTGTGACCAATGCGGAACATACTGTCATGCTAGTGCTAGAGTGTGCTATGTATGCGGATACGAGTTTCCAATTCAGATTCACATTCAAGCTACAGCGGGCACGGATGAGTTAATTAGAACCGATGTGCCGCTGGTGGAAGAGTTTCAAGTGTCCAGGGTACTGTACAACAAATTTGAAAAGAACGGCGTTGGAATACTTCGGGTAAATTACATTTGCGGTATCAGAGCGTTTAGCGAAGTGGTATGTTTAGAACATTCAGGCCGCGCTGGACACTTAGCGAGAGATTGGTGGAAGCGGGCAATGGGCAGTGATACCGCGCCGCCTACAGTGGATGAGGCTCTACTGTGGGTAGCGAAGTTAGCTGTTCCTGAATCAATTCATGTGATTGTGAATAAGAAGTATCCAGAAATTATCAAGCGAACCTATAAGGAGAACAAAGCATGAAACGCAAAATCGAAACCGAATCCACGAAGGTAACAACCGGCAATAGCGCCGCTGTATCTTCCCACCTTGCCCCGTTCTACAACCTCATTTCTCCGCACACAATCCGCCGCCTTGCGATCCGTAAGACTGTAGGAGGGTTGAAGTATGGTTCCGTTCAATGGAGGCAAGGAATCAACGATCCTGAATATGTAGCAGATCGATTCAACCATTTCTTTGAACACCTTATGCAGTTCATGGAAAATGGTAACGCAACGGATGATAACATTGCCGGTATGCTATGGGCTTTGGATTGCATCAGCGAAGTTGAGCGTTTGTGTCCATCGGCGTTGAGTTATATTGTGGGTATTTCAAACCTACAAGGATGTGCCGCAACGCGATTTCATTCAATCGAGCAAATCCGTAGAAAGGATAAGAAACAGTGACGCTCGAAGAATGGACTGTATTCATTCGTACATCGATCCTATTCCTAGTTATCGGATTGCCACCCCCCCACCCCCCCCCCACCCCACCCCACCCCCCCCCCCCCCCTCCCCCCCCCTCCCCCCGCTCCCCACTCCCCGCCGCCTCAACCCCGCGCACTTACCCCCCCCACACCTGGCGCGTCAGCGCA